CGTCCCCACACCAAGACCAAATCAAAGGGCGTGTTGAAGTTGATCGCCGCCGCTTGGAAGGGGACGCGATAGAGGCCGATCACCACGAGCCACAGCGCGTCACTCCTGTGAGCGAGGGTCTGGAGCTTGGTGAGCTGTGAGCTCATGTGGTCGAGCACGTCATCAGCGATCATCCAAACGGTGCGCTCATCCCTCATCTTGATGTGGCGCGTCTTGATCTCGACTGCTGCCACCGCCTCACCTTCGCGGTGTTGGAGCACTAGGTCACAATACTCTCCAGGGTCAGGCCATGATGGACGCCCCGCCTCAAGCGGATGATCGACCAAGCGATAGTTGGCCCAATCTGCGCTCTCGATGATCGAGGTGAATAAACCTTGGAAGCGCTGATGAATCCTCACCACGGCGGCCTCCATTTGAGCCTTTGTCCAAGTGGCGGTGAGCGCGGGGCGGTTGATCTCAAGCTTGGCGTATGTCATAACAAGCTCCTGCCTGTTTGAGTTGTCCTCTCTTGGCTAGTTGTGGTGGCTAGTCAAGGGAGGGCGGTTCATCGTTCTTCGTCAGTCTTGTCCTCAAGCATAGCGTTTGTCTGCTCGAACATAGCCACCACCTCTTGGACGCCGTCATTGGTCTTGGTGGTGATCTCAACCTCTTTCCTGTCCCCATAACGATCAGGGCGAAGCTTGGAGAGGAGCCACATGAGCGCCTTGGTGTCATCCTTCCGTTGGATCGCGCCGCGGAGCTCCGCGAGGACGTGACCCTCAGCCATGAATTGAGCGTCCTCGACCTCCTCCGCGAAGTCTGGATACTCGCTCAGCCATTTGTACAGCGTGGGGCGGTTGAGGTGGGCGCCGATACAGGCCGCCTCTTTGCTGTAGCCTTGCGCTAGATAGGTGAGGAGCTTGTGGGTTTTCTCCTCATACTTGCGGGAATATGGGCCATGCTTAGGGGTCGCGCGCGCGCCCACGTCTGTCTCCTGTGACTTCTCTGTAGAGTCAACGATGAGGGCCTCACGCGCCGCCATATCCTTGAGCGCTTCAAGGTCTTGTTTAGACTTCTTCTTCTTGCTCATACTTCGCCTTCATCTTGTATCTCATCCGCTTCCACGCGCTGTGGAGGGTGTTCTGATTCCACCCTTGTTCACGCGCCACAACATTGATTTGACCACCCGCCATGATGGCAGCAAATGGAGCTCGGTGAGAAGGCCGCTCAACAGAGTCGAGCACATCAGCCGCTATCACATTCATGTCAATGAGCTCGTCCCAGCGCTCAGGGCTGTCATCACTTTCAAAGCCCCACTCCTCACGGTGGTGAAACCACCCATGAACGATCCGCTTGTTGTCACGGATATAATTGAGCCCCCTCAATCGCGTGAGCTTGCGGATCGCCCCGCTGATCTCCTTCTCCATATCTAGGAGGCGGGGGCCATTCTCCAAGATATAGAGCGTGACCTCAGAGAATACGTCCTCAGCATCATGAGGCTCTAGTCGCAGCTTAAACATAAGCATTCTGATCATCGCGGAGCGCATCTCATTGAGGCGAGCGCCTATGATCTCTTGATCTGTCAATTCATTCGTCATGCTGTTCCATTCGTTGGGGAGCTCCGCGAGGAGCTAAGCGGTCAAGGCCACTTGTTTCCATCAGGCTCCCATGTGGCGGGGCCTTGATTGCCTATAGCGTTGGAGGTGGGCTTACTCCCCACAAACTGCCAAGTCTCAATCACAATGTCCATGTCTTGTTGCTTGATGCCATCGCGCTCCCAGACCTTAGTCTTGATCTTGCCTGTGATGGCGAGCTTGTCCCCCTTCTTCGCATGAGCGAGGAGGGCCTCCCCTGTCTTGCCAAAGGCCACGCAGTCAAACCACTGGGTCTGCTTCTCGCCGCCCTTCTTCCTGTGCTCGACCGCGAGGGAGAAGCTGGCGATGTTGCGCTCAGAGCCGCGCGCGATTGGGTCGCGTCCGATATTGCCAATCAAGATGACATGATTCATGGTGTCCTCCATTAGATTAGTGAGGACGGCGCCGCAACACTCACACGGCGCCGCCCTCGATGTCCGACCCTATAACACATCAACGAGGTGACAATAAATGATGAGTGAGCAGATAGCAATAGATGGAGGAAGCGTGAAGCTCCTCGCGGTGATGGGATCGCCCCTCAGCGTGGTGAACAGCGCTCGCGTCTCAATGGGACGTATGAGCGATGAGCTGAATGAGGATGACTGGCGGCTGATTGGCTACCTGTGGAAGCACAAGCACACCTCACCATTCCGCCACATGCAGTTTCAGTTTCACATCAAGGCCCCTGTGTTTGTGCTGCGCCAATGGATGAAGCATCAAGTGGGCTGCGCTTGGAATGAGATCAGCGGGCGATATGTCCAGTTTGATCATGAGACTTGGGAGCCAAGTGAGTGGAGGCAAGGCTCAGCGAGCGTCAAGCAAGGATCAGCGGGGCCGCTTGAGGATGACGCGGCGCTCAGCGCTCAGCTCATCTATCAGCGAGCGATTGAGCAAGCCTTCAAGAGCTATGAGGAGCTCCTCAGCGTGGGTGTTGCGAAGGAGCAAGCTCGAACGGTGCTCCCCCTGGCGCTGATGAGTGAGTGCTATTGGAGCTGTTCACTTCACGCGCTGATCCACTTCTTGAGCTTACGGTTGGATGGTCACGCTCAGGCTGAGATAAGGAATTATGCGAGCGCGATTCGTGACTCAGTTTGGGGGATTGAGGGGATGAGCCGCCTGTTGGCCCTCACGCTCTAGCTTGGCGGCAGCCTAGACAGGCACTACGACAAAGCGCGTTTGCTGCTCAACTCTATAGCCGACAAGACTCCAAAACTCTGCTGCACTGATCATGGTCAAGCGCCTATCCTCTCCAATCTCCCACCCTTGATCCAAGAGCTCTATAAGGACTTGAGTGAGGGTGTTTGTTCCAACAAATGCTTGAACCTTGTGCTCATAACTTTTGATCTTGATGTTAAGACGTTTAAATGAGTAGCCAGCCAAGATTGCTGACCTCAGATGCTCTTTCTTGATAAGCACATCTTCCCCATTCTGCTTCTTCATTCTGTATCCCTTGGCTCTAGTCGCTAACCTTATTCGCTCCTTGCCTTCGGGGGTATGCTTTGGCATCGACTGCCCTGATGTTTTGATGTTAAGGCACTTAGGGTGGCCCACATGAAGACCGATATGCATCTCCTCCAACGTCTTGAGCTCCTCTCGATCTGACGCATACGCTAGAGCCGTCATGACCCAACGGGCTTCAGGGTGTAAAGCAACTAGGTCAGTGATAGTGGATGAGCTGCCTCTATAGTGGCATTTAAACTTTGTGCAGTTGTATGACATCCCTGTGCATGAGTGGCAGCCGATATAATAGAGCCCTCCGAGGTCATCTGACTTCAAGACATACAGCACATGACTTGTCTTGAACTTGGATCGGTCGAGTTTCTTTATGTTCATCTTAACCCCACCCATCATCAACGCCAGCGCGCCGATCATGGCCCATCATCTGCACAGGCCGCCCAAAGATCGCGCCAAGCCTCGACCTCACCGCGCTGTTGTTATCGCATAGGTCATGAATGATCGTCTTGGGAGCTAGGTTGGAGGTTGCGACCACGGAGAGCGTCTTGGCTGCCCATCGGTCATAGATCGCGCCAATCATCTCTCTAGTCTGTGACCTGTACCACTCAGACCACCGCCCACCGCCACCTAGGCCGCCGAGCTCGTCCAAGCAGAGCAGGTCAACCTTCTCAAGCATCTCATGGAGGTTGAGGCTGTTCGCCTTCCATGAGGCGCGGATATCAGCAAAGAGCCCCTCATGGGTGAGGAACAGAGCGCGCTTCCCCTCGAAGATCGCATGCTTGGCGAGGATATGGAGGATGGTGCTCTTGCCGTTGCCAGGCTTGCCCCACAGCATGACGGCGGGCTTGTCAATGGGGTCGGTGTTGCCATGAATCCAATCAAGCACAGCGCCCACCCTGTTGCGCTGTTCTGGGCTGTCCCACTCATAGCCGTTCAAGGTGTGCTGATGAGCGAGGAAGGGGAGGCGGGCCTCCTCCAAGCGCTTGAGCCTTGAGCGGAGCGGGGTGCATGTTGGGCAGCGGCGAGCGATGGGCGCCGTGGGTGGTGGTGGCTTCTCATAGACGATCCCCTCAAAGCACTCACCGCAATAAGGGAGCGGCGTTGTGCTGAGGTAGCCTGAGGAGCTGAGCCACTCCTCAGCGGGGAAGTTCTCAGCTGTGATGTTGTGGTAGTCGATCAATGCCATCCTCCATTCTTCTTGTCTGCTGTTCCATAGTCGGCGCTAAGCCATGCGCTGTCAGCCTCCTTGATCTTCTGCTGTTGGTCAACGGTGACCGTCCAAGAGGTTGGCTTGGGAGGTGGCGCCGCTGGCGTGGAGACGCTTGGCTTGTGACCGCTCGCGATGAACGTCACCCAATCAATGGCTGAGCGTGGAGCTATGAGCTCGCCCATCATCTTGGTGAACAGCTCATCATTACCCCGCGCCCACAGGGCGTCCCTAATGTCTTGGCGCTTGTGATGAGTGAGCTCACGATAGACCTCACGCTTGTAGTCGAGATCATCATTGATATGACTGAGAATATATAAACCGTCCTCACGCTGTGACACTGTTGGCGGTGGAGGTGGTGGCGGGAGCTCCTCAGCCTTGGCCATGATCTGATCCCATTGAGCTGCTCTGAGCTCCTCCTCCTCCTCGCGTGTGCTCTCAGCCTCAGGCTCAGCCTCATTGATGTCAGATTGATCTATATTGATATTATATTGATCTATATTGATATTGGGTGGCGTTTTCGCCACTACCCCTGTGTCACTTTCGCCACTACCCCTGTGTCTTTCTTGACACCCCTCTAGTGTCGTTTTCGCCACTACCCCTGTGTCACTTTCGCCACTAGTGTCTTTTTCGCCACTAGTGACATTTATGGTCTGAGGTGCCACTCTGTCACTAGTGTCTTTCTTGCCACTAGTGTCACTTTCGCCACTAGTGTCTTTCTTGACACTACCCTTGAGAATCTCAGCCACAAGGGCTGTGTTGAGGATGGTGTCAGCCTTGTGGTTGAGGCGGGGAGTGTCAGGGCGGCGGTTGCTCATGCGGTCGATCCATCCAGCGCGCTTGAGCGCTGCCATGTGCCGCTTGACCTGTCGGTCTGCTTGGGTGCTGATGGTGGCGAGATCGTGAGCGCTCACTTGGCCTGTCCATGTCTCCCAGTCGAGTCGAGTGAGAAGCATGATGAGCGTGTACTTCTGAGCGGTGGTGAGGGTGGTGTCGAGCCCAATGGCCCGCCTTACGTCTGCTTCCTTCATGGGGAGCTCCTTGTCGCGGTGGAGCTTCTCTTATATATATGGCTGTTGCTTATGTCAAGAATCTTTCCCAACATGACAATTTTAATTTGACATATTAAACACAGGGCTGCTACACAGTACCCATCAACCACACAGGAGGTCGTTATGACTTTTAGAGATCAGCTCAAAGCTGACCTTGAAGCTGAGCGCTACACGCTTGGTCATCTAGCGAGTGAGGCCATGATCAATAGGTCTTATCTCTCTCGCATCCTCTCAGGGCAGCTCGCCCCTTCTCTCCTTGTTGCCACATCATTGGCACGATCCGCCAACCGTCTCACAGGTCTTGAGACTTACACCCCAGATCAATTCATCACCATCACAAGGATTCACCACTCATGAGCAACGCCGCCGCTGACACCTTCATCATCTTCTGTCTCATCTCCATCGCCGCCTTGATGCTCGCGGTGGCTGCCCATCTCTTTCAACTGCTCTTTGGTGACAAGCCACAGGTCAGGGAGCTCCCCAAGCGTGACGGTTGGCTTCAGCGCCGCATGACGGGCGATGAGATCAGCTTCTTCCTCAAGCACCTCAGCATCTATGACAGCGTGATGGGCCTTGGCCCCAAGCACTACCACAACCTTCAAATGGTCAACGAGATCGAGGGCCACCTCAAGCGTGACCTGGGCCGTGACGTGATCATCCCCATGAGCGATTGGTTTGAGATCATTCGCGCTTGGTATGTCACCCGTGATCTTCCCCACCGTGAGCGCGTGGCATCCCTCAAGCTCCGCCTCCAAGCCAACGTCTAATCCACCACCACCAACCCAACCCAACTCAAACAAGCAGGAAAATCATGACTATCTACACACCAAAGAACCTCGACCAAGCCAAAGAGATCGCCACCCTCATCAGCGACAACCCCCGCGACTGTCTCCGCCTCCACGCTGCCTTTGGCGCTCACTTTGGCGGGGATATGGCGATCACTCAGAACAACGCTTACATGCTCAAGGGTAAGCCCTCACTCAACGCTGACGCCATGAGCGGGGTCGTGAGGCGCTCTGGCATCTGTCGCTTCATGGTCATCACCTCTTGGGATCATGAGCATTGTACTTATCAGTGCGCTCGCAACGATGAGCCTGAGCAGATCGTCCACACCTTCACCTATACCTTTGACATGGCCAAGGCCCAGGGGCTGACGAGGAACCGCAATTGGCAGCAGATGCCTATGCAGATGCTCCGCGCTCGCGCTCTCACCTTGATGTTGAGGGCGGTCTATCCTGACGCCGTGAGCGGCATCTACTCCCCTGATGAGCTCGCTGACAACATGAACATGAGCGATGATGAGCGCGCTCAGATCAGCGCTGACGCTTTGGGTGAGGAGCTCCGCGCCCCCTCACAGGCTCCGCGAGCGCAGACGCCCCCACAGCAACACCGCGCTATCCCAAGCAATCCCCCCGCTGATCAGCATCTCCCTCCCGCCTTCACTCAGACCGCCCCGCAGGATCGCCCCACGCCTCAGTATGTCGCGCAGCGTCTCCTTGAGGTGGCCACGCTAGGCAAGATCAACGTTGAGGATGGGAGCGTTGAGGTTGAGGACACGGAGTGGGATGAGGATAAACTCGATGATGTGACGGAGCGCGCCGCTAAGGTGCTCTCATGGACTGACCTTGAGGCGTTCGCCACAGGGCTGTGGATGCTGACCCAAGAGCAGGGGAGCGCTGACGAGATTGACGAGCTCCTCTTGACCATCAAGAGCCTTGGCTACTCTGAGGCGAAGCTGGGCATCTTCTGAGCCTTGACCTAGCGGTCGAGCGTGGCGGGGCATACGTCATCACCCCACAACGAATGGAGGATTCATGAATATATCTCACTCAAAGATTTATCGCTATTGGGTCAGTAAAGCTGGGTTCATGAGGCTTGGTGAGATAGACAAGCATCTCGGAACAAGCCTTAAATCTCGTATAGCAAACCTTGATTACGACAATCCACAATGTTGGGGGTGCAGGAGAGCGCGGTCTAGCTGGCGCTCACTTGAGCGCTGCCACATCATCCCCAAGAGCGCCAACGGCCCTGATGTTGTGGCCAACCTCATCTTGATGTGCCGTAGGTGTCACCTTGACAGCCCCACCATTGATGATCCCAATGCGCTTTGGCTGTGGCTTGATGATTGCCAGCACTACAGAGCGGAGCTTGCAAAGTGGATTGAGGAGTGTGCTCAGGGCAATATGGACAAAGCGGACGAGCTGCTCAATCTCTACCATGAGACATGGAGTGACCCATCCTTTCAGATGGTTGAGGGCAAAGTCTCCTCATCCGCTTTAATCGCCTGTATCAAGGCTAAGCTCATCTCAGCTCGCCAAGACCCCATAGAGAATGAGGGCGATGACTGAGAGGAGCCAAGTGAGCTCCCCCACTTGGTCAGCGATCCAATCCCCAAAGAAGCCAAAGCCAAAGATGAGGATGAGGAAGATGGCGGCGTTCAGGGGGTGTAGGTGCATTGGCCAGAGGAGCAAGCGGGGTCAAGGGTTGTCTCATAGTAGTCGCTTGCGATCCCTTGGAGGTCTACCTCAGACCAATCCAATGAGGCAAGCTTGAGCCAGATCGTCTCAGCCTCGCTCCCCTCCTCGACCGTTTGGTAGGGCGCTTGGTTGTAGGCGCTATCACCAAACCAACCAAGGAGGGCCACACCACGGAGCTCCCCTCGAGCTTCCCACAGGAAGTCAGCCACGTCACCCCACTCATCATCCTTGACGGTGCAGGTGTTGGAGACGTTGTGGGTGAGCCCCTCGACCCTAGTGGGCTCGCTACCTGGCTTCACCCAGTGCTGATACACCAAGCGAACACGCTTGAGGTGATCAAGCGCCGTGTCATCCTCACGGGTGAGCGCTCCCTCAGGTGCAGCACACGCAAAGGCCACAATCCCCGTGTGCTCATCATACTCATGGCAAGCCTCAGGAACCTTGGCCGCGATCTCATCCCATACAGGATTGACGCGAGCGATCCTCATTCGCCTGATGTAGCGGCGAGCGTGGAAGGGGTGAACCCCTGCGCTCGTTCCCGCCACGGTGGAGGTGTTTCCGCTTGGCTTAACCGTGGTGATCCGTGAGGCGGTCTTGATGCCAATGGCCTTGGCGGTGGCTGCGTTCTGCTCAATGCAGACCTTGGCGCCCTCCTCCAAGAGCTGCGGATCAAAGAGGAGCTCAGGCGCTGCACACATGCCAGTGATGCTCACACCAATGAGGGCCTCTTGTTGGAGGATGACCTTGGTGACGAGCAAGAGATAGCCTTGATGGGTGTAGCCCGCTTGGAGCGTCCCAATGTGAGCCGCCGCCTTGCAAGCCTCCAAGAAGTCCTCACGGCTCTTGATCTTGGCGCCGTTAATCTCTGTGAGGTTGCAGACCGCCCACCCAGAGGTGAAGTCATAGCCTCGCGCCTCATACCACTCGCGGCGCTGAAGCAGGTCGAGGGTGATCTCAGGGACGTGGTTCCCCTTGGGATCGGTGACGAGATATGGAAAGAGCCCAATCTCAGCGCATGGGTTTGTCCCGTGGTGAGGGTCAGCTTGCCACAACACGCCAGGCTCACCCCATTGGCGGGCCATCGCCACCACTTGGTCAACGGTCGAGCGCTCAGCGTCCGTGATAGACAGCCCCGCACTGATGTTCGCATAGGCGCGCTGAGGGTGCTCCTTCCACCAATCGCCAGTCTTGGCGTTCATCATGAGGGCGTCATCCTCATCAAAGATCGCGATGGAGGCGGAGCGCCTCACGCCACCTGAGAGGACGGCCTCACTCAGCAGCATCATCACGTCAAAGCAGTCAATGGAGCGGAGCCGCTTGAGGCGATCCTTGACTAACCCGCTCAGCATATCGTCAATCTTGTCGAGCGCTCGCTTGAGAGGCTTGGCCCCTGGAGCGAAGCCGCCGCTTGAGATGGGAGCGCCAAGCTCACGAATCTGTGAGTAGTCAAAGCGCCAATCATAGTAGTCCTCATAATAGCCACGGTGGAGGTAACTATCTATGACGAGCTGCACAGCGTGAGCCCACCCCTCAATGGAGTCGCTGATGATGTGGGTTCGCGTCTCCCTCCTCACATACTCGCTGAGGGTGAGGAGGCGGGGGAGCTCCTCAATGTCACGCGCCCTCAATGAGAAGCCTGTCCCGCAGCCGCTGAGCAGGAGCCAGAACGCCTCAGAGAAGAAGCGAGGGCGGTCACATGGGGAGTAGGTGCAGTTATAAATCCTCATGTTGTTTCGCTCGATAGGGAGCCCGCCAAACTGAGTCGAGCGCTGTGAGGGAAACACGCGCTGATCCCTCACCAAATCAAAGGCCCTCATTGTCTCTCCCGCCACTTGGGGATAGCGCTTGAGGTGCATGGCCTCAACACGGTTGGCGGCGTGTTCCCAGCTCTCACGGCCAGGCTTTGAATTGAGGGGTCGAGCGTATTGGGCGGCGAAGGCCACCTGACCTAGCAGGTCATTCTGCATGTTGAATCTCCGTGGGGCTTGGCCCCTGTCGGTGGTGGGTTTACCTCGCTATGAGATAAACAATCGTGACCCCTGTGGAGAGAATGAGGCCAACCGTGGCCCCTCTCCACCACCAAAGATCAGAGCGCGCTAAGTCGCGCTGCTTAAGAGCCTCTTGAAGCTCAGCCTTAAAGAGCTCTTGCTCCTCAAGGTAAGACTGATGAACAGCCTTATGGTTGCGCTGAATCTCTGTGAGCTTGTCAATCCAGACCTCATCCTTGAGCTGGAGCCGCCGCTCCCAATAGAGCTTTTGATCTGTGAGGTCATGCTGCACCCTCGCGAAGTCCTCAAGCTTGAGACAAAACTCATCTGACGGCTCCACATACTTGGCGCTGATCTCCTCACCTGTGGTGAGGACAAGCGGCTCAGTGAGTGGAGTTAGCGTGATTAGGCTCAGGAGGATAGGGATCATGGGACGCCTCACAGATTCGGCAGCGGAGCTCCTTGATGCGCTTGATCTGCGCCTCACAGCTCTCACGTTCAGCAAGGCGCTCATCCTCACACGCTTTGGGGTCAGGGGTCAAGCTCTGACGCTCACAGGTGTGGAGCTGATCAATGGCCTCCTCAAGAGACACCTCACATGTGGCGCAATCAGTCTCGACCAATGAGAAGCCAATGAACACGCCAGCGCCTAGCAAGGCCAAAGACCACACGCCCACGAAGATGAGGAGGTGTTGACCCTTGAGCTGATCAATCATGGCTTGATTGGCCCAAAGGAGGTGTTGAGCATCCCCTCAATCCTTGTCAACTGAGCGCCCAAGACCTCAAGCTTTGTCTCGATCCGCGCTTGAGCGACCTCCATAATCTGAGCGCGCTTGGAGAGCGCCTTGATCTCAGCTTGGGCCTCCATGATCTCGCCCGCCTGTTGTTCAAGCCTTGTCTCAAGCTGCCCCACATCGCGTGAGGTGACAAGCGCCCAACCCACAGCGGGGATGAGGCAGATGGTGAGAATGTCTTTAATCTTGTCCCAGTTCATGAGGAGCTCCTGCTAGGTGGGAATCTCAAGGATGCGGGCCGAGGGATAGCCCACATAATTAAAGGTACTGATCCCCGTGGCTGTGATGGTCAGATTCCATGTGGAGCCTGTCAAGCTCTTGATTCGCAGCTCCACATCAATGCTTGTACTAATATCAGAATCAAGGACAAGCGCACAGGCCACGCGCCGACTGACCCTAGCAACCGCACCAAAGCTTGTCGCTAGGTTCATAAAGCCCTCAGAGCCGATATATGTGCTGTTTGTGTTGTCGTACCACTGCCAGGTAATGGCGCCATCTCTGGCGGTCTGCTGAACTAAAACAGAGCCCTCAAGATAATATGATGAGCCTGTTGATAGTCTTAAACGATCACTGACGATTGAGGCCGATCCATTGATAGTGCCACTCAAAGAAAAGCGACCATTAGCCGCTGAGCTCGTTGGCGTTCCCGCCTTAATTATATCCGCCTTAATTGGCGTGGTTGATACGATCAGCGGATTGTAGCTCATGATGTGAGCACCCCCATCATCCTTGTCTCATATGCGTTGCTATAAGTGGGATATGCTGTGTTGCCATCAGCTCGCCTCATTGTAGCACTACTAAAGGCTGGAGTGACCCCATAACAAGCATCATCCATGCAGACTGTCCCAGTAGCATTGTTTCTCACTTGATAGCCCTCACTCTGCTCACCTGTATTTTCTGCAATATCTATATCATTCAAGTTGTAGTCATTATTCTGGCCCGATGTTCGGCTCTCTCCAACAACATAGGCGAGAGCTTGAAGGCTTGGGACAATCCCCCCAGAGATAGCTGAATTTTCTGCATATTCGACATCTGTAAAAGGAATCGGCTGATCTGTCCCATTTACATTGACAGACGTTGAGCGATAAGCGAAGAAGAATGGGCTGTCTTGAGCGCTTGGTGATGGTCTGTAGCTCATGAAGACTCCAATATTAAAAGTCGAGTGCCAACATTGACGGTGGAATTAGAGGCCACTGTTGTCAGCTTTAAGTTAATACTGCTGAGAGGCGCTTCTGTGACATAGGTAGCTGTAAAAGTCGCGTTTGGCTGTGCAGGGCCAACACTGCTGGAGTGATATACCCATTCAGCATGGAACGCCCCATCAGTATGATCAAGAGCAGTCCCTGAACTATTGGCAAAGTCGAGCCTGATGCTTGAGGTCGTGCTTGAGCGTGATATGTCAAAACTAGCTTGCATCCAATATTTTCGCCCTGTGTTTAAAGTGATATTTCCTGATCCGTTAACAGAGACACCATGACCTGCGCCCGTGGCTCTGATAGTGTCAAAGATCACTTTATCCCCAGCGCTCACAGTTTGGCTTGAGCTCAAGCTGAGCTCAACCGCGATTGTGCTGACCTGGTTAGTCTTGGTGTTATTGTATGACATTAGACAAACCACCACCCAGAACCATCACAAAGAACCGTCAGAGCTTCCTTGATTCCTGATGTTGCATAGGATGAATTAAGGCCCTCTAAGAGCTCAGAGCCATTGGGGGCGATGGTCACAGGATTGCTATCTGTGACCTTCACTTGATAGCGAACCCCAGCGGGAATGCTGTTGCTTGCGATATTGGGCAGATTGAGCGTAATGCCTGAGCCGCTTGTCCTAACGAGCTGCTCCATCTCAGGAACTGTAAGCGCTGTCGTTGTGGTGACTGTGGCAACCACCTCAAAGCGCTCAACAGGAACCCAGTTGGTGCCATCATACTTGAGGAGATCACCATCCACAGGAGTTGTGGTGGTGGTGTCCACATCGCCAATGTCACCCAAGCTCGCCACTGTCGCGGTGGCTGCATCTGGAACCCAGCTAGAGCCGTTCCAAGTCAGCACATCACTTGTGGTGGGCGCTGTCGTGGTCGTGTCCACATCACTGAGATCATCAATGCTGAGCGTAGCAGGGACAAAGTTAGACCCGTCAAACTTGAGCAAGTCATCAGCCACAGGCGCTGTGGTGGTTGTGTCCACATCGGTGAGGCTGTCTAGGTCATGGGTGACGGGCTTAAAGTTGACCCCATCATGGAGAAGTATCTTGCCTGATGTGGCTGAGGCCACAGTCGCGTCAACGTCTGTGAGCTCATCAAGGCTGATGTCAGCAAACTTGTCATCAATGCCGCCAAGGTGATCCTCAACAGTGTTACCTGTGACTGTGCCGCCTCGCGTGTTGTCGTAGTTGACAGGCGAGAAGCTGAGGGTCAGGTCACCAAGGCCACCGGCCACGAGCTCCTCATTGGTCGCATCATAGACAAGCATCTGGCCCGATGTGGTGAGGCTCTTGGTGTTGAGCTCGATAGATGGCGCGAAGTAGACACCCCAAGCAGGGTCATAAGTCGTACCGCCTGAGCTGTAGCTCCAACCATAGAGGTCGAGCGTGGTTCGAGCCTCAACGATAAACTCAGGCTGAGCGCCTCCACCTGTCTGAGCTTGGCTGAGCGTCTGCCCATACTGAATCCAAGTGTTTGCGCTGCTTCCTGATGTGGTGATCTTCAGCTCACCATTTCCCCAGTTGGTGACACGGATATGATCACCGCCTGAACCTGTGACGCTATCAGGCAGAATAAGCGTCATGGTTCCTGATGTGGGTGGGAAGTAGGTGTGATGTTGACCTGCGTTGAGGTTGTACGTCCCCACAGTAGTGTCAAAGCTCGCGGTCTGAATGAGGCTATCAGGTGCGTCAATGAGGTCGGTGTAGCTGCCTGTATGAGCGACAAGCGCTAGGACTGGATCAGTCACAGCCACATCAGTATTGCAGATCGCCACCACGCCATCAGTGGTCTTGACGTGATCAGCGCCTTGAGCATGAGCGCCATCAGTCAGACCAACCTCAATCGCGCTCGCCCCCATCTTGATTGAGGAGGCGCTGAGGTACAGGTCACGGACGCGAGCCGCTGAGGTTCCCAAGTCATACGTCTCGTTAGCCTTTGGCCTAAAGTGGCCTGAGGTTGTGTCAACCTCCCACTGAGATGCAGCGAAGCCGCCAGACCCATCTGAGGTCTGCATGGTTCCCGCTGTGCCTTGCGCGGTCGTGGTGAGGTTGGCGAGCTCCGTAGCCACAAAGGCAGTCGTGGCGATACTTGTTGAGTTATCGCCAGCGGTTGGCGTTGGCGCGTTGGCGGCTGTCGTAAAGGTGGGGCTGTCAATCGGAGCCTTGAGCCCAATGGCTGTGTCAATGCCCCCCAAGTGAGTTGCTACCGAGTCTGTGCTGAGCCCTGTGTAGTTGACCCCTGCGTGAGTGGCCTCCAGGTCATCAGCATCAATCACCAAGTCATTACTTGCAGGCGTGACTGAGAGCGTGGTTGAGCCGCTTGTGATGGTATAAACTGCGCTGTCCTCGACCACACCAAGCCTTGTGTAAGCTGTAGCAAGCGCTGTGTCGAGCGCATTGTCAGCGCTCTTGAGGCTTGTGGCTCCTGAGATATAGACCGCGCCACCGTTGGCAGTGTAGGTGCCATCAGCGTTGAGCCCCGCGCCTGTCTCAATCGCGTCCACCTCAGTCTGGAGATCGCCAAGCTTGGTGTCGATGCCAGCCACATGAGAGTCAATATCAGCCGCTGCCGCTGTGTAATTAACGGCTGTGTGAGTGCTGTCAATCTGTGACCCATCGACTGTGACGTTACCTGACACATCGGGGCTCTGACTGTTGACTGTGTTGACCTGTGATGAGTTGATGAGCGCGATCTGAGCATCAAGCAGCACGTCAGCATTTGAGAGGCTTGTGGCGCTCCCCAAGTAATTAGTCCCTGCTGGCGCGCTGTAGGTTCCATCAGCATTGAGCCCTGCGCCTGTCTCAATCGCGTCAACCTCATCTTGAGTTGACTTGAGCTGAGTGTCGAGCGCGTTGTCAGCAGCCTTGAGGCTTGCCACGCTTGAGATATAATTGGCGCTCGCGTTGGCTGTGTAGGTGCCATCAGCGTTAAGCCCTGCGCCTGTCTCAATCGCGTCCACCTCAGTCTGGAGCTCCCCAAGCTTGGTGTCGATTCCGCTGATGTGAGAATCAACGTCAGCCGCTGCCGCTGTGTAATTAACGGCCGTGTGAGCGCTGTCAATGTGCTCAGCGTTCAAGGTGACCGAGCCGTTGACTGGAGCCTCACCATTAACGTCAGTCACGATCTGAGAGCCCAAGGTGGAGAGCTGCCCATCAATCCCAACGATGTGAGCCTCAACGTCTGCGCTTGTCGGTGTGTAGCTCGTTGCAGTATGCGCCACGCTCACATCAGCCGCTGCGCCTGTGCTTGCTACAGTGGCGAGCGCTGTAATCTGGCTTTGGAGGCTTGAGTCAGTTGTGTCGAGCGTTCCAAACTTGGTGTTGATCCCGCTCAAGTGAGCGTCAATATCAGCAGCTGCCGCTGTGTAATTGGTGGCGGTCGTGAGGCTGTCAATGTGAGTCCCATCAAGGGTCACATCGCCCAGAGTCGGTGTCTCGCCATTAACACTGAGGACGTTGGTTGAGAGGATGCTATCAAGAGCGCCATCAATCCCAACGATGTGAGCCTCAACGTCTGCGCTCGTTGGCGTATAGGCCACCGCTGTATGAGCCACGCTCACGTCAGCCGCTGCGCCTGTGGTCGCTACTGTGGCGAGTCCATCAATCTGATTCTGAAGATTGGTGTCAGCGTTGGCGCGAGCTGTGGCCTCAGCATTGATGTTGTTCTGAAGCGTGGTGTCAGCGTTGGCGCGAGTCACGGCCTCAGCGTCAATGTTGCTCTGAAGCGTATTGTCTGCGCTGATCCTCGCTTGTTGCTCTGTATAGAGCGCGCTGTCAAGTGAGCTGATCGCTTGCTTGAGCGTAGTGTTGCCGCTGATGAAATTGCCGCCAAACGGGGTCAGCGTCCCATCACTGTTGAGGCCAGCTCCAGCCTCAATGTTGTTGACCTCGACTTGCAAGGCGTTGAGCTGACCCTCTGTCACCACGCCCACAATGTCAGCCGCTGTGAGGAAGCCGTTTGTCCAATCGTTTGAGCCCTCGCGAACGAGAGACATGCGCGATGGGATGGCCGCTTGGGTCACAGTCCAAGCCACATAGTTCGTCCCGCCTAAGTCCTCAACTTGGCCCACGATGGTGAGCTCCTTCTGAGTCGTGACGGAGATGGGCGTTGTTGAGGGTGAGCCGCCCACATTAAAGACAGCCGCACCTGTGACCTGAAGCTCAATCTCACCATCACCCATGTTTACAACACGGATTAAATCCTCATCATCATTCAGCGAGGAGGGGAGAGTGAGAGTCTTTGACTCACCTGTGAGAAGATCAATCGTATAGTCTCGACTATGAACCAAGCTCAGCGCTGATGTGGTCGAGCTATAGACAGCGCTTGAGAGCTCATTAAGGGTCACGTCAAGCAGCTCTGGAAGTCGAGTGGCGATGCCTACAATGTCAGCCGTAGTCAAGACTCGATTCTTGAAGTCAGTCCCATCATGGATGAGCACCTGACCAATACTCTCCAAGCTAGTAGTCACATCAAGGAGGTCATTGAGAACTTGAACCTTCTCAGTGTTGTCCACCTTCTCAATCTGATCGTCTGCGATAGTGCCGCTGAGATCCTCATTGATGATGAGGTGATCGCCAACCGCCCACTCTTTACCAAAGCGATCAAAGGTCGTGTTGGTGTCGGTGGGGTTCACCTTGACATTAGAGATGATATAAAAGTCACCCTTCTCACCATAACTAATATCAGGTGAGGCGATGGCTACATCATAAGGGCCTTTGTAGGTCATGCCGCCCACAATGCCAGCGATGGCAGCCTGCACTCCTGCTGGAGTCACAGCGATGGTCTGACTGTTGCCGCTCGCCTCTGCGATAGTGGCAAGGCGAACGATCCCCTTGACTGTGGTTGATGCGTCTTGGACGCTCGCGCCCGCTCCCGGAATACCAAACTTGACTGACATGCTAAGCCCCCTTAAATCGCGCTGAAGCCAGCGAAGGCGATGACTGTATCTGAGGCGCTCGCCTTCTTATAGGCGACCGTTGAGATAGGTGTTCGGAGGGTGCCGAGGTCATCATCCCACCAAGTGATCACAGCGAGCTCATTAGCGGTCGAGTCTGAGGCTGAGGCCCTCGCCCTATACTTGATGAACATGTTCCCAGTCCCTGCATTATAGAAGCCGAGCCATTCAAACTTGAGGCCGCTGTCACAGGCTGCGCCTGTGGTCGAGTCCACAAAGTCAGCGCTTGTGAGGTTGTTCCAATCTGTATTGGAGACAGAGCTGAGATCAATGACGGCGCGGATTGATCCCGCCTTGGCTGGGTATTGTGCTTGAATCATGTCAGTCCTCGAAGTCCTCTGAGAGTAAACGATAGATGTGAGCCACGCTGTCCATTGATCGCTGACGCTTGATCACGCCCTCAATCCTGCCCTCAGGCCCCTCGCCGTGAGCGTTGCCCTCAATGGTATCAAAGAGTCCCATATCATCAGGAGCGCTCGCCACCAACACAATATGGTTCCCTTGAGCGGGGCTCTGCTCATCTGAGGTGAACACGGTCACAATATCCCCAGGCGCGGGGAGCTCCCCATCACGACAGCGTGAGGTCTTGCCCCAATTCGCCCACATGCGATAGCAGGAGGGGAAGATCTTTTTGCGGATCGAGGGGAGCACAGAGCGCCCATAGGCGAAGGCGGCGAAGGCGCCACACCAAGAGAATTGACCGTTGCGTGTGTAGTCATCTTCCCATGACCACCCCAAGCCTTCAGAGCTCTTGATGTATGTATTGATCCGCTGCCAATCACCGCCGTAGTTGGGCTCTGTGACGTTCAGCTCCCACTCAGCTTGAGCGCGCTTGAGCGCCTCCTCACTCTGAGGGCAAGCGTACACGCTGCGCTCAGGGCGGCTGTCCACCTCAAGCGCTTTGAGGTCGAGGCCCATTTGAGAGATTGAGCGATGGAGACGCCTCAGCTCATGCTCATAGCTCTCCTTGATGTCAGCCACCATGAGCTTGAGCTCTTTGTTCTCTGCTTCGAGTTGTGCCTTGGTCTTACTCATGAATACCTCTGGGCCTCTGTGCTTGAGCCTAACACGGGCGGGCTTGTGTTACTAGCGAGATAAGCATCAGCCTTATGGTGAGCGCTCGCGCTTAAATATGTCGTTGGCTCGAGGGTGCCACCGGTCGCAGTGACACCATGCGCGGCAGTAAAGGTGATGATGTTGCCTGTGATGTCGCTGATCTCGAGGCCTGTGATCGCATTATCATGATCGCCCTCGGGCAGGTAGTCGACCACATCACCGACAGCAAAAAAGCTCGAGTCGTCGGTGGCGATGTCGCTGTAAATATCCTGTGCGATGGCGAGGGCTGTCGTGCTGCTGATGCCTGTGACAAGCGCTGAGCTGTTCCAAGCCACAGGCGCGAGCCCGGTGGCGATGAGGTCGATCTGTGCGCCCTCGCTCATCAGCTCCTGATAGAGGCTTTGCACCATGCCGACCTCATCAACTACTCCCCAAGCATCGTTATATCCTTTGAGATGAGGCGAGCTCACCTTGACATAACTGCCGACATCAAGCAGCAGGCTCTTGCCTGTACCGATCGAGCCGCGCCAGGATCGCAGAGGGTTACTGAGCAGATCCCAGATGCGAGAGACAACCGGCAGGAAATAACCAAAGGTATCACCGATCGTGCCACCGACATCGCGAGAGCTCAGCGCATAGAGGTCGAGGCTGATCTGCGAGCGCTCGCCACCATAGCGATTTATCGCCTCTTGATTGTTGTAGGTGGTCTCGACGCTAAACGCTCCTCGCTCGGTGTCGTAGTCGTACCTGATGACGGTCTGGGTAACTACGTCCTCATAGATCGACCAAGTAGGCGGCTGATCTGCGAGCCAGTCCTCTGCGCTGATTGTCTGAGTCGCTGAGGCTGCGCGCTCGGCACCGATCGGCTGCAGAGTGATCTTGCTGCGACCATCGAGGCCGCGCTGCATGATCATCACGCAGCCCATCGCTTTGAGCAGGCTGTCGAGTAGGTCTTTAAAGACGAGCCCATCTGAGGAGATCGAGCCGCTAAACACAAAAGGGCTCGCTGAGTCATAGGCGAGAAAGCTCGCCTCGTCGATGTACGTCGAGGGAATACTGAGCCCGAGGCTGAGCACATCATAAGTGCCGAGCTTCTGCCCACCGCCACCGGACTGCAGGAGCTGCAGCATGAGCTCAGCAGGTCTGATGCGAGTAAAGCTCGCGGCTGCATGTATCTCGACGCGATCACCCTCTGACCAATCGCCAAACGAGCACAGATTATCCCAGTCTTGCTGCACTCGCAGATGAATCAAGTAGCCAACTGTCGAGCCATCAAAGCTCGCTGTCGTTTGGTGAGTCGCTTGCATGAGCTGAGAGCGCATCGCGCCTGCGACGCGATCGTAAAACTTAACGTCGATCCAATAATACTCGCCCGATGTGGCTGAGGTTGGTAGCCACTCGAGGCGATCCTCGACGAGTATGCGAGTCTCGCGCCATTGATAATAACCTCGAGCGATATCCCTGATCGGCTCTCGCGCTGTCATAGTCTCGGGATCATTAGGCACCGACAGCGTGCGCACGTTAGCGACTCTGTTTAGTGGGTAGTTATCGGGCTCAGTCTGATCATCCTCTGCTCTTATGTCGATCGGGTACCAAAGCCGATACAGCCTCGCGAGCGGCTCATAGACTGCATCAGCTGACCAGCGCCTCGGGTGATACACATCACCATTAACTACCATGCGATACAGCGAGCTCGTATTGAGCACGATTTGAGGGCGCAGGCGCTCAGGCGCATCGACAGCGCGCACCGAGAGCTGCTCATCTGCTGTGAGGTTCCATCGAGCGAAAGCACCATCGACCCCGGTTGATGAGGTCGGCCCAAACGTCGTGAGCTCCTCGGTGATAACCTCGGGCCAGCGCTTCACCTCATTACTGCCGAGCTGCACGATCTTAATCTCGGGCTCGGTCGAAATGTTGACGTTTAAGGGGTTCCACGTCGTGCCGTTTAATGGGTTGGGCTCAGTTATGCTCGGGTCATAGGTGATCGTTTGGCCTGAGCCTGCTGTTGGGTAGATTCTGAGCCCGACATTTTTGAGCATCGGGTAACGAGGGTGAGATCGATCAAAGCCGGTATCGGTGTCTTTAGGCCCACCAAACCAGAACATATCGAGCGAGCTCTGCTGCAGGGTGAAGGTGTTTGCGACAGTATCAATCGAGTCTCGATCGATCTGATAGAGGACACCGGCCAGATTCTTGAGCTGTACAGCCCACTCGAGAAAGCACCCAGTAGCTGCCCCGAAATAGTGATAACCATGCAGCAGCTTAGTGCTCGAGCTCTTAACTGAGTATGAGGTATCGAGCAGAGCTGTGAGCGGCATGATGCTCAGCGAGACTGTGCCACCCTCCTCGACGATAGGTGAGCTCTCGACAAAGCCATTCACAATCTCAGTGAAGCTCGAGAGCGTGCCGTCTGGGTATTGATGCGCGCACCACAGCGAGGCGCGTCTGCCTCTAAAGGTCGTTATGCCTGTGCTGACCTCTGGGACATTAACGCCCTCTTGAGTGATCTCATGTGACTGCCTCTGAGATGAGCCAACTGCTCTCTCGTCATAGGTCACAGTTGAGCTCGTCAAGCCTGTCACTCTGATCGTCTCAGCGCCTATATGCAGCAGAGCAGGCAGAGGAGTGAGCACCGAGGTTAAATCGGTGTCGATGGTAAAGCTGCCTGAGTCGTCAACATAGAATAAATCAGAGGTCAGCTGAGCTCTGCTGACTCCACTAGCGCGAGCTCCACAGCGCCCAAAGATCACCGAGGGATCATCGAGGGTGCCGCGCACTCGATCGCTCGCGAGGGTGATCGATACGCCTGAATAATTAGCGACACCGCCACTCGGATCGACTGAGCCACTAAAAGCACCTACTGAGACGATCGCCTCGAGGTTGGTGTAACTGATACCGGTGGCGATGGTCGCTGATAGGTTGCTGCTGCTCGGGTCAAAGCTGCCCGAGGTATAGCGCACCGGCAGGCCAGCCACCTCGAGAGCAAAGACTCTGCGCGCTCGATCGTCTGTGATCATGAGGCCCCCAGATAAAGGTCGAACATGTAAACGCCAAAGATGATCGCGTCGGTCGCTGTGACTCTCACGACGAGCTCATCGCCTCGATTAGCGCTCGGGATATATAGAGGCCTCGGAATAGTAGGTGCTGAGATGCCAGCGCTCGGGAATACATAAGGCCTGCCGCCTGTGTTCGCTCTAAAATAGCCGATGCCGTTCCTGCCAGAGATGCGCTCAAGGTGATCGGGCGATGTAAACAGGATGCCCTCGTCGATCTTAGTGCTGACTGCGCCACCGCTAATCTCATAGAGCTCGCAGAGTATCTCGGGCTCAACATCAAGCTCAGTGCTCGGCCCATATACAATCTCTAACCCGATCCATTGGCTAGTCGGCTGAGAGAAATAAAACAGATCGTGCTCATCAGTCGCACCCTTTGTGATCGGGTTTGAACCGGGCCAATAATTCGCCTTGATATACTGATTCGTTATAGGTTGCCAAGTCGTGCGCCCGACTGGGTAGTATCCTGCTGCTCTAAACTTAACGTTTGTGAGCTGCTTAAGCGCGAGCGCCATTTGCGCGACACCTGAACCCATAACGAGCCTGCCGTTATAGCAGCCCTGCTCGCTCGGCATCCTCTGAAAGTTTGTCGGTGTCGTCATGCGCTACACTCCCCAGATCGACAGGCTTTGGATCTTAGCGGCAGTCCAAGGCACTGTGCTCTGACTGATTAGAGCAAAATTATTGCTGAAGGTGTTCTCTGGCCCGATCCGATATATGTTGAGATCAAAGAGCCTACTCAACTCAGCATCAGCCTCGATCTGCATCTCGATCTCGGCAGTCTGCCAGCCGTTGCCGGTAAAGCTCACTCGATTACCCATGAAATCAAACTCGATCGAGCCGACCACATCGACAAGATAAGCGTGCAGGTGAATGGTATATGAGCCCTGCTCGACTACCTCTTGAGGGATATGCACAGGCACTTGAACTGTATTTATATCACCGAGGCCGAGATATAGAGCAGGCGCAGGATCGGTCGAGCCTGTAGGAGCTGCGAGCAGGTTATCGACACCCGACCAGCTCAGATAAGAGATCGGCCTGCGCCTCAGCGTCTCGATATTGCGTAGCATATCCACGCCCCATCGAGCACTGAGCGCATTATCATTGCCGACTCGATTGATGCCGAAAGGGATAAACTCATCAGTCGTGCCAAGATAGCGCGCACCTGTATCGACTGGCGATGTCTTAGCCACCCACCGACCTGCGACGCAGCGCAGCTCATGATGGTTCGGTGTGCCTGTCGTATGCTTAACCTCAATGTCGAGCGTTGCATAAGTCGCAGTCGAGGCTGATGTGACAACAACTGATTGCTCGATAACGTGAGGCCCTGCACCAGTCGAGCATGTTTCGCTTGTGTATGAGGACGCACCGAGCGTTAGCGTCGACCTGACACAACCAGGGCCGAGCGCTATAAAGTGCATGTGAAAATCATAATGATCATTTGAGATCGTCGGTATACGATAGCTCAGCATGAGCTGATAAGCTGTTCCCTTTTGCGTACACTGCCCCTCGGCCCAAGCCTGTGAGATGCAGTTATGTGAGCCACCGACTGCCCATAGATAATTTGCTGTTTCGCTCATCGCAGTAATAGCGCCCTCGGTGATGGGCTGACCTGCAACGACTGTGAGCTCGCTGCCGAGCGTTGGTGGCGATGTGAAACTGTTACTCATAGGTGTTCGAGCCTCATGCTGACTGGCACTCGCCTCTTTAGCGCGCCATAAGCGAGATCATAAGAGGCAGTCACAAGCGAGCAACGCAAGCGTCCACAGTCTCCATTATCCTCGCTGGTATAAATCAGATCATACTCAGGCTGAGTCGATGTCACGAGAGCTGAGCGTAGTGAGCGCCTGCTGTCTCCCCAAGTCTGATAAAAGTTAATGCGCTGCCCATTTTGACAGTAAGGCACAAAGGCATCGGTAAAGTGCCGATATAGGTCGCGCTGATCGAGCAGAGCATCGAGATCCCAAGCGAGCACCGATGTCGTATAGGTGCCGATCAGGTTGCTCGTATAGCCTCCACCGATCTTGCGCCTCGCCTCGGTTACGCTGTCGACCTGATAGTGGTGAGCCTGATAGGGCCTCGATGGAAATACAGCACCGGGCATCGGATAATCGGCAGTCAAGCGCTCGACATAATCAGAGGCAGTCGAGCCCTGCGCGATTGGTGTCTCATTACCCGAGAAGCCAAGCCGATCTCTGAAGCCAGTATCGAGCCAAGCAAAAGCCCCACTATTCATCGACCAAATCTCGACATGTCCTTGATCATTTAATATGACTCGCGCCTCAAGCAAGCCTTGATCGCGCATGAGCTCCTCGAGGCAGTTGGTCGGGCTCAGATCATCGAGATCAGCTGAGCCTCGAGCGCGCAGCCCAGAGATGACATCTTGAGCAGGCCAGGGTCGATTAGACTGCTCGCGAAAAGCAGTGAATGTGCCGGTGCCTGTGAACTGATAGCGCTGCCCTGCATAGATGCCGCGCACCCAGTCGGCAGAGGCTGTGACTGAGTAATTAGCACCATCGACTACAGCAGTCTGAGTGCCGAGGCCGAGCACATCAGCATCGACAGGCGCGACACTAAAAGATACATCGCTTGTAATCTTGATGCGATCGGCTGAGGTAAGCGATACCGACCAAGACGAGCCAAAGGTCGCGAGCGAGCTGAGCGCCTCGCTGAATGTGCCCATCGCTCGGCCTGGTGCTGTGTCACCCACTCCTCGACCATTTAGGAAATATAAGCCATCCTCATACACTCCTGAGCCGACAGCATACGAGGGCAGGCTGATGTTAGCAGCGTTATAGCTCACAACGTCGACACCGGCCCAAGCGCCTGCATCAAAGGCAGCGAGCAGAGCAAAGTCGGGCGCTGGCGTATTGTATGGCATGATTACCTCGCAGAGCTAAATCGAGGCATGCCCCGATTAGGCTGATTATAGGTTCGCACAAGATCACCGAGCATGGCTCGCTTGGCTGCCTCTTTGGTGTCGTATATCACAGCGCCACCGAAATTAAGATTGAAAACCATCTCTCTCGACTCGGCCTGCTCGCGCTGTGGAGTCGGTGCAGTCTGAGGAGCGCCCGAGGGTGATGCAGTCGCGCCACCGCTCGCGCCACCTGCGGCACCGACACCGAGCGCACCTGCGCCCACTCGAGCAGCTCCTGCCGCTGCACCGAAAAGAGCTGCAGATTTAAAGTAGCCAGCAGCGAGCTGTGGTGTGGGGCCAAAGAGAGCGGCGAAACCTTTTGCTGACTCCATTAAGGCGCGCACAGTGCTCTCGATAGCGAGGCCCTTGAGCACCTGACCTGCTGCTTCTTTGAAGCTGTCACCAAACAGCAGATTTGATGCTGCCGCTTGCGCTAAACCTTGCCCATAATGCTCAAAGGCTGCGCCCAGCTCATCGATTTGCTTTTTTTGGTCTGAGAGCATCTTGTCATCTGCAGCCTTGCGCTGATCCATCTGCTTCTGCAGAGAATCAGCAAGGGCCTTTTCTTCAGCCTGCAAGCGCTGAAAGTTTCGCTCGGTGCGCCTGTCCTCGATCTGCTGTACATCGAGCTGATACTGGGCCTCGACGATTTTGCGTTGCAGTGCGTTATCCTTTGCGAGCTTTAAGCTCGTATCATAACGCTCTTTAGCAAGGGCAAGCTGCTCATCATCTCCTTCTTTGGTGAGCTTAATGTCTAGCTGGCGGAGCTGTGAGGCGAGCATCATCTGGCGTGACGCCTCAGCTCGTTGTGCTTGCCCGCGAGCGAGGGCGATTGCTTGGCCCCGCTTGAGCTCCTCCTCAGCAAGCTTCTTGTCTGCGTCAGCAAATGCCCTCTGTGACTTGGCAGAGCGCGCCCTGATCTCATAGTCCTCTTGACCCAAGAGTCGGATTGACTCGCGTTGCTCATTAACAGTCTTGATGAGCTCTTGGCGGCTCATATCTTCAGACTTGCGGGCCACCTGAGCCGCCTCAAGCTCAATCTGCTCCTTAGCTGTGGTGAGGGCTAGCTGATCCTTAGTGTATAGCTCTTGTTCAGCTATCTGTAAGACCTTGAGGCGCTCAGCTTGCTCCTTGATCTTGGCCTTGAGGTTATCGGTGGTGTTCTCCTCAAGCTTCTTCTCTTGCTCCGCTGCCGCAGCGATTAGCTTGAGGTTCTCTTGGAGTGGGCCTTGAAGCTTCTTGAGGCGCTCCTCATAAGCGCCCTGAGCCTTGATGAGCTCACCCTCAGCTCTAGTGAGCCGTTGGCGCGCGGTCAAGCCCTCATCTGTGTTCTTCAAGCCCTTAGCCTCAAGAGCGTTCATCTCTCGCTGAGCTTTAGCCTGTGCCTCCATCGCGGTGGTGTAGGCTTCCATTTTAGGGCGAGCCTTCTCAATGGCGTTCTCAAGTAGCGTCTTGCTCATTTGGCTTCGGAGCGTGACCTTGCTGAACTCAATGAGCGCTTTAGTTGTGGGAACGACTCCACCCTCAGCGAGTATCTCAAGCTTAGTGCTAAGATCAGTGGCTGCCTCAGCCATAGCTTGCTGGCGCACCTCCGCCTCACGCGCTGCGCCGCTGAGCTGTCGGTAGCCTTGCCAAAGCGTAGCCACTGCACCTGTGACAAGCCCAATCGGGCCAAGTAGACCTGTGAAGCTCGCCACTCCCCCTGAGCCTAGTTTCGCCACGCCATCCTTGAGGCTCGTGATTGCATCAACCGAGGAGCCTACGGCATCAGTCATGGTGGCGAGGCCCTCGCCAATCTGTGACGAGCTCTTGTCCATGATAGAGGTGACACCCTTAAAGCCCTCACCAACA